TGATTCTACATCAGCTACAACAGGTGCTAATTCATATTTAGAAAAAAAAGATTATACATATTTACAAGAATATGTTCCCTCTACCGAGTCTGCAAAAAGAGCTAAACCTAAATATTATGCTATGTACGGAGGAGCAACAGGGGAATCTGATACTACTTCAGGACGTATAGCCATAGCTCCTACTCCAGATCAAAATTATAAATTTAGGGTACATTTTAATTTTATGCCTGTTCTATTAGAGAATAATGATACTAATTATATTAGTCTTAATTTTCCAAATGGGCTACTGTACTGTTGTTTATCAGAGACATATGGATTTTTAAAAGGTCCAATAGATATGTTGACACTATACGAAAACAAGTATAAAACTGAGGTACAAAAGTTTGCTAACGAACAAGTCGGTAGAAGACGAAGAGATGACTATACAGATGGCACTGTTCGAATACCGGTAAGATCAGTAAACCCGTAGGAGAAAATTATGGCAATAACATCGGCAATATGTAATAGTTTCAAACAAGAGCTTTTAGTTGGAACACATAACTTTACAGCCACAACTGGAAATACTTTTAAAATAGCATTATTCACAAGTTCAGCAACATTAGGAGCAAGCACAACGGCTTTCTCAACTTCAAACGAAATTACAAACTCATCTGGAACTGCTTACACATCGGGTGGTGCAACTTTAACAAGTGTAACTCCAACTTTAGATTCATCAACTGCAGTTTGTGATTTTAGTGATGTAAGTTTTACTTCTGCATCTTTTACAGCTAATGGTTGTTTAATTTATAATTCATCACAATCAAATAAAGCAGTTGCTGCAATTGCATTTGGCGGTGACAAGACAGTTTCTTCAGGAACTTTTACAATTCAATTTCCAGCAGCAGACGCAACAAACGCAATCATACGATTAGCATAAGGAGGTCCTCCTTATGGCAAACACTTGGAACCAATCAGGAACAACCTGGGGCACAGGTCGTTGGGGAACAACTGAAGCTTTTACAAGTGGTTGGGGCGTTGATGCATGGAATACAGGTGGATCATGGGGTCAAGCTACTGATGAAGTAGCACAACTAACTGGTCAAAGTATAACTGCATCTTTAGGAGAGCCTATATCAGGATCTTTAAATGGTTGGGGTAGAGATACTTGGAATGGTGGTCCATATGGAGAAAGTGATAACCCAACTATTACATTATCAAGTCAATCAATTACATCTTCAGTTGGATCAGTTACTGCTTTTCCAGAACAAGGTTGGGGCAGAGATACTTGGAACTTTGAGTCATGGGGTTTTAGTGGTTTAACAGTAGAATTAGATGGTCAATCAATAACATCAAATTTAGGTGCTAATGGTTGGAGTAACGCATCTTATGGTGACAACGGTTGGGGTATGTTTACTTTAAACCCTGCGGATGTGGTTGGAGTAACAGGAGTTAATTCAACATTTGGAGTTGGTTCAACAACAATTATATTATCGCCAACAGTTTCATTATCCGGATCTGCTATAACTTCTTCTGTTGGATCAATAACTCCTGCAGATGTAGTTGGATTATCTGGTCAATCAATAAATTCTTCAGTAGGTTCTATTTCACCTTCCGACGTAGTTGGATTATCTGGTCAATCAATAGCTGGCTCTACAGGATCAGTTGAAATAACAACTGCACAAATTGTAGATGTAAGCGGTGTAGCAGCAACATTATCTGTTGGATCAATAACTCCAGATCAAATGTCTGTAGGATTATCTGGTTTATCAAGAACTTTATCTGTGGGTTCAATATCACCTGCAGACGTGGTTGGACTAACAGGACAACAAATAACGTCCTCTCTTGCAGGATTTGGATCATCAACAGGATTTGGAATACAAGCTTATCAAGATGTTGACACAGGATCAAATATTTCGTATTCTGATGTTGCAACAGGCTCAAATATAACATATAGTGACGTCGCATAGGAGAAAATTATGGCATCAACATTTACGGGATTAGGTGTAGAACTTCAAGCAACTGGTGAAAACGCCGGTACATGGGGGACGAAAACAAATACAAATTTACAACTTTTAGAACAAATAGCAGGCGGATTTACACAACAAGCAGTATCTGATTCTGGAGATACAACTCTTTCAGTATCTGATGGATCAACTGGTGCAACTCTTGCACACAGAATGATCGAGTTTACAGGATCGTTAAGTGCTGGAAGAAACGTAACTATACCTATTGATGTTCAAACTTTTTACTTTTTAAAAAATTCAACAAGTGGTTCACAAGATGTAACATTTAAATATGTTTCAGGTTCTGGAAGTTCTGTTGCGGTTGCACCTTCAAGTGTTAAAATCGTATTTGCTTCTGCAAACGATGGCACTAACCCAGATATTATTGATATTGGAATGGGTGATGTAACACTTACAGGGACGCAAACTTTAACAAATAAAACTTTAACTTCACCAAAAATTGGTACATCTATTAATGACACTAACGGTAACGAGTCAGTTAAACTTACAGCTACAAGTTCTGCAGTAAATGAGTTTACAATAGCAAACGCTGCTACAGGAAATGATCCAACATTATCTGCAACAGGTGGCGATACAAACATAGATATAGCTATCGTACCAAAAGGATCTGGAGAGACTGTGTTTGGAACAGGTTCCGCTGCAGCAACTATAACAACTAGTGGTGCACACGATCTTGTTTTAGATACTAATTCAGGAACTAACTCAGGTACGATTACAATAACTGATGGTGCAAATGGAAATATTACTATCGCTCCAAACGGAACTGGAGTAGCACAAGCCGTAGATGGTGGAGATAATACAGCTGCAATAAAAATTGCAGGTAAAGAAACTATTTGGGTTCCAGCAGTTGCAATGTATCCTAATACTACAAATGGATGTTCAGATATTGAGCAAGTTGAATTATCAAATGGCCCAGAGTTAAAAGTTTTAGATTTTGATAAAGATTCAGATGAGTTTGCTCAGTTTGCAGTTGCTTTCCCTAAGTCATGGAACGAAGGCACAATAACTTTTCAAGCATTTTTCACAGCCACTTCAACAGACACAGGAACAACATCGTGGGCTTTGCAAGGCGTTGCACTAGCAGATAATGGAGATTTAAATACTGCTTTTGGAACTGCAGTTGCACCTACAGCAAAAGCACATAGTGGGACATCAAATGATTTAGACGTAACAGCAGAAAGTGGAGCAGTAACTATAGCGGGCTCACCTAGCACAGATGAGTACGTATTTTTTCAAATATCAAGAGACGTTTCAGCAGATGATTTAAATGCTGATGCAAGATTACTTGGTATTAAATTATTCTTTACTACTGACGCTGCTAACGACGCATAAAAGGTATAGAATATGAGAGATATCAAAAATAAACTTACAATAGGTAAGAACACAAAAGACATACAATCCCGTAAAGGTAAATCATTTGGTTATCAAATTTTAGGATTTGGTTCTGCTGGTGGGGTTTGTACAGATTTTATATGCGCAACTGGAGGAAACACTGTAATAGAATGTGGATCTCATAAAATTCATATTTTTACTAGCTCTGGAACTTTTTGTGTAGCTAGAGCTCTGGTGCCTGCTAACAATAACGTAGACTATTTAATTATCGCTGGCGGTGGCGGTGCAGCAAACCATAAATCTGGAGGCGGCGGAGCAGGAGGTTTTAAAGCCTCTTCTGGTGCAGCTTCTGGTTGTTACACAGCTAGTCCTTATGGTTCAGGAGTATCGGCGGTGCCTGTTTCAGTTCAAGGCTATCCCATAGTTATAGGGTCTGGAAGCCCTGGAGGCCCTGGATGTGGACAACGTGGAAGTAATTCATCAGGATTTAGTGTAACCTCAACTGGTGGTGGCGGAGGAGCAGCCTCAACTAATAACCCTGATCAACGAGATGGAGGATCAGGCGGAGGAGCCGGTGGCGGAGGTTCACCGGGTTCAGCAAGTCCACCAGGTCAAGGAAACAATGGAGGACCTGGATCCGGCGGATCTCACAATGGAGCTGGTGGAGGCGGCGGCGGAGCAGGAGCGGCTGGCGGCGGAGCCTCAAGTAACCAAGGAGGTGCGGCTGGAGCTGGCGAAGGCACAGCTATTACAACAAGTTCTTGTTTTGGAACACCAGGACCAAATGGTTCTTTAAGATATTTTGCAGGAGGAGGCGCAGGAGGCGCTGATCAACGAGGCGGCGGAAACCCAGGAGCTCAACCCGGAGTGGGTGGCGGCGGTTCAGGAAATAGTTCTTCTTCGGGCGGAACGGCTAATACTGGCGGAGGCGCGGGAGGTGGTGAAAACCAAGGACCCGTAACCGGTGGATCAGGTGTTGTAATAGTGAGGTATCAATTTAAAGCATAAACATATGGCACATTTTGCAAAAATAAATGATAACAATGTTGTTCTAACAGTTCTTGTAGTAGCTGATAAAGACACAAGTAATAGTGAAGGAGTAGAAACAGAAAGCATTGGTCAAGCATTTTTACAAAAAATTGCTAATTGGCCTGCTGATAAATGGATTCAAACTTCTTACAACACATTACGTAATAAACACTTTTTAGGTGGAACTCCTTTTAGAGGAAATTTTGCAGGTAAAGGAAGCACGTGGGATGAGGCTAATCAAATATTTTGGCCCGTACAACCTTATCCAAGTTGGGTTAAAAATACTACAACCGCAGATTGGGATGCACCCCACAATAACAAACCAGAATTAGATACGACACAGGAAAGCCAGAATGCTGCTCAAACTCATGATTGGATTCATAAGTGGGATGAGGATGCTTATCAAGCCGATAACAATACAGGATGGGTAATAGTTAATAACGGTGTATAAACTGTTTCGTTTCTTAAAAAGAAATGAAAAAATTAATTAATAAGAAAGTATTAAGTGAAACATCTCTATATTATGGTGATATAAAATTACCATCAAATTGGAAAATAGATAGAGATCAATTATTACTTCATGAAGTTTATGCTGATACAAAAAACCAAGATTTTATACCTTGTCCACCTTTTGATATTCTTAATTCATATATTATAGAACACTGTTTTGTTGAATATGATTTAGTTGTAGAAAATATTAAAAGCTGGGGAACTGAGTATAATCCATTAGAAACTTCAAAACCTTTTTGTCATGTTGATTATGATGACGTATTAAAATCACCTGATTATATCTTATTATATGGTGTTAGAGCAGAAGATTGCACTGTAAGAGTAAAATATAAAGATAATAAATATTTAGATAAACAATGGAATATAACTTTAGAAAATAATAAATTTATTATGTTTCCTTCCTCATGTATGTATTACATAGAAAATAAACAAAAAGAAAAATCAAACTTTATACATTGTATAACTTATAAAATTTTATAAATGAATTTAGAAAATAAATATTGGGTTTTTAAATCAGCGTTGTCATCTAGATTTTGTGATGAAGTAATAAGATATGGTTTAAGTCTTAAAGAGTTTAAAGCACGCACCGGAAACAAAAATCAACATTTAAAATTTATACCAAGAAATTCTGACGTTGCTTGGATAACTGATCCTTGGGTATATAAAGAAATACATCCATATATTCATAGAGCAAATGAAAACGCAGGTTGGAATTTTGATTGGGACTGTTCAGAAGATATTCAATTTACTAAATATAAAATTGGTCAATATTATGATTGGCATTGTGATAGTTGGGAAAAACCTTATGATGATACAAATCATCCTTTGTTATGTGGTAAAGTTAGAAAGTTATCTATTACATGTCAATTAACAGATGGATCTGAATATGAGGGTGGTGAATTAGAATTTGATTTTAGAAATTATGAGCCTAATAAAAGAGAGGAAAAAAAACACGTAGTTCAAGCAAAAGAAATATTAACTAAAGGTTCTATTATTGTTTTTCCATCACACCTTTGGCACCGAGTAAGACCTGTAACTTCTGGAACTAGATATAGTTTAGTTACTTGGAATTTGGGAAAACCATTTAAATGAAAGTATTAATTGTAGGTGGAGGCACGGCTGGTTTAATAACTGCTTTAATTCTTAAATCAAGGTTTGAATTTATTCAAATAGATATAATAAAATCTGACGAAATAGGTATCATAGGTGTTGGAGAAGGAACCACCGAACACTGGTCTGATTTTATGAAATTTACTAATATTAGTGAAGAAGAATTAATTAAAGAAACTGGCGCTACTATGAAAGGAGGCATTATGTTTAAAAATTGGACTGATCACGATTATTATCATAACACGTATGGATCTTTTGCTAATTTAAAATTTGCTCATTATTTAGGGGGATATGCTTTTGCCGTAGCTAATAAATTAAGATCAAAAGAATATACAGATCCTCATGCATGGAATAATTTAGTAACTCCATCTGATCCAACAAATCAATATCATTTTGATACTTTTAAATTAAATAAATTTTTACTTAAAAAATGTAAGACAAATAATATTAATATTTACACAGATAAAATTATTAAAGTAAACATAAAACAAAATAATATACAAAGTATTGAAAGTAAAAATAAAAAATACAAATATGATTTTTATATCGATAGCACAGGTTTTAAAAAATTATTGATTTCTAAATTAGGTGCTAAATGGAAATCTTACAAAAAATATTTACCTATGAACGAAGCCATAGCTTTTCCTACAGAAGATACATTAGAATACACACCTTACACGC